GACCGTGATAACCTACTGACCTATGCTGCCATGGAACAATTTCGTGGTAAGTATTTGATTCGTAATCGTGTGACGAATAAGTTCTACGAAACACCTCAAATGGCATTCATGTTGATTGCCATGACTCTCTTCCAAAATTATAAAATAGATAGAATGAAATGGGTAAAGGACCTTTATGATGCTATTAGTAAATTTGACATTAGTCTTCCTACTCCTATTATGGCAGGCGTGCGCTCACCTCAACGGCAGTTTAGTTCGTGCGTACTTATCGAAACTGATGACTCACTGGATTCCATAAATGCAACAGCTTCTGCGATTGTTAAGTACGTTTCACAAAAGGCCGGAATTGGTATTGGCGGCGGTTCTATTAGGGCTATTGGATCTCCTATACGCAACGGTGATGCTAGTCACACTGGTGTTATTCCTTTTTATAAACATTTCCAGTCGGCTGTTAAATCTTGTAGCCAAGGTGGTGTCCGCGGTGGAGCAGCGACTCTCTATTACCCCCTTTGGCATTACGAAGTGGAGGATATTCTTGTCCTAAAGAATAACAAGGGCACAGAAGATAACCGCATTCGTCATCTTGATTATGGTGTGCAATTTAACAAGGTAATGTATGAAAGACTTTTATCTGGAGGTAATATCACCCTCTTCTCACCTAGTGATGTCCCGGACCTCTATGAAGCCTTTTATAAAAGCGTTGACGACTTTAGAGAACTCTATGAAAAGTACGAACGTAGTAAGGTTAGAAAGAAAACCATTCCTGCGATTGATCTCTTCTCAATCTTCGTCACAGAACGAAAAGATACCGGACGAATCTATTTGATGAATGTAGACCATGCCAACGAGCATGGTTCATTTACTGAAGCAGCTCCAATTAAGATGAGCAATCTTTGTTGTGAGATTACATTACCAACTACACCGTTAAAGGATATTCACGATGAGTCAGGCGAAATTAGCCTATGCACGCTTGCTGCGATCAATTGGGGAAAGATTAGAAAGCCAGCTGATTTCGAAAAGCCATGCACCATTGCAGTACGCGCTTTGGATGCCTTACTTGACTATCAGGACTATCCTGTTCGAGCCGCTGCTATTGGTACTCGGAATCGTAGGCCTCTTGGTATTGGTATCATTAACTTTGCTTATTGGTTGGCTCGTAATGACACTAATTACTCTGATCCTAACCTTGAGCTTGTTCATGAGTATGCTGAAGCATGGAGTTATTACCTTATTAAAGCCTCGGTCGACTTGGCTGAAGAAGTAGGTTCTTGCCCTCTTGATTATCAGACAAAGTATGCATATGGTACTATGCCAATTGATACATATAAGAAAGAAGTTGATGAACTTGTAGAGCCAAACTATAAGATGCCATGGAGTATACTTGCAAGTCGGGCATTATCATCTGGTATTCGCAACTCAACTCTCATGGCTCTGATGCCTGCTGAGACATCTGCTCAGATCTCTAACTCGACCAATGGCATCGAACCTCCTCGTGCACTTATCTCGATCAAGCAATCGAAGGATGGCGTGCTGAAGCAAGTTGTTCCTGAGTTAAAAAGATTAAAGAATAAATATGAGTTACTATGGGATCAAAAGTCTCCAGAAGGTTATCTGAAGATTATGGCAATCCTACAGAAATTTATCGATCAAGCAATCTCAGTCAATACTTCTTATAATCCTCGTCACTATGAGGATGAAAAGATTCCGATGTCTGAGATGATCAAACATATTTTGATGCACTACAAGTACGGTGGTAAAACACTTTACTACTTCAACACCTTTGACGGTGCTGGTGAAATTGATGAACTCAAACCACTCGCACAAGGGCAACTAGATGATGAGGATTGTGACTCTTGTAAAATCTAACAGGAGTATTACATGGCAAAAGCACCATCGGCAGCAGCCACACGTCACGTTTCAATCGTAACAGGAACATCTCAGGACACACGTCGTCCTAAATTTTCGTCAATGAACAAGCATAAGAAAAGAAATTTCAAAGCGTATCGTGGGCAAGGAAGATAATGCAATATATTAAAATAGATAATGACATGTGGGATGATCTTGGCAAAATTTGGTTTGTTCATGAACATGAAACAAGCCCAAATTCGACTGCGGTGAAACTCACGATTGAAGACACCAAAACAGGTGAAATTGAAATACGAACGGTTCCTCAAAACCAAATTGAGTGGCTCGAAGCGAAGGACTGGTAGTGTTATATACGGGATCAGGAAATCTTCCGCATCATATCTATTGTTGGGTAGATTCTTCGTTCATTCGTAAAGATGCCAAACCTTATACGTTCGAACCATGTGTATGGTTTGCATTGCATGCCAAAGCTGGACATTCTTGGGGATGTCATGTCATGCTGGAATGTGGAGCAGTTTGGCGTGGAGTTCCTCCTCATGCTTTAGCTTTCTCTCCAAATCCAGAGAAAACTTGGCAGCTTGAAGATACACAGATATGGGATTGCTACGGCGATCAGTTTTCTGTGTTAATATATAGTTATCTACACAGTCAGCAAGCAGAGATTCGAAGGAACGGCCTTTTTGGTCGTTATCTTTTTACAGTGGTTCCAATGAATGATGGATATTCACAACATCCATCACAATCAAAAGAGTTTATGTTTATTGAATTAGATAACGGCAGACTGACTATTATGCCTACGAATGAACTTCGATTTCATGATAAATCATATACTGAAGGCGATTGGCCGAAAGATATCAAACTAAACACCAATACTTGGAGAGTTGAATGACCGTTTTTTCAAACGAAATGTTTGATGCTACAGAACAGACTTGTTTCTTCGGAAAACCAGTAAATATCGCCCGATATGATAAGCAACGTTATAATATATTCGAGAAGTTGACAGATAAACAACTCGGATTTTTTTGGCGTCCAGAAGAAGTAGATCTGTCGAGAGACGGCAAAGACTTTAAAGGGTTAACCGACCATGAAAAGCACATCTTCACAAGCAATCTCAAAAGACAGATTCTTCTTGACTCTGTACAAGGACGTGCGCCTAGCTTGGCGTTTCTACCGATTTGTTCGCTCCCCGAACTCGAAACCTGGATCCAAACATGGACATTTTCCGAAACGATTCATAGTCGATCCTACACTCATATCATTCGAAACGTTTATTCAGATCCGTCAAGGGTATTTGACGAGATGCTCGACATCCAAGAAATAGCTGACTGCGCTTATGATATTAGCAAATACTATGATAACTTAATTAGTTTTAATGTCAGATGGAATGGCGGTAACGCGCACTACGACCATAAGAAAGCCTTATGGTTGTGTTTGAATGCTGTGAATGCTCTTGAAGGAGTAAGGTTCTATGTCTCGTTTGCGTGTAGCTGGGCTTTCGCCGAAGTTAAGAAGATGGAGGGTAACGCCAAGATCATCAAGCTCATCGCGCGGGACGAGAACGTTCACCTTGCCTCGACACAACAGCTCCTCAAAATTCTACCGAAAGAGGATCCAGACTTTGCTCGCATACAAGAAGAGACACGAGATGAGTGTATCGGCATGTTTTATCGTGTGGTCGACCAAGAGAAAAGTTGGGCATCTTACCTTTTCCAGAATGGTTCCATGATTGGTTTGAACGAAGAGCTTCTTTGTAACTATGTCGATCATATTGCCGCAAAACGAATGGGTGCTATCGGCCTGAATGGCAAACCTGGTGCGAATCCTTTGCCATGGACACAGAAGTGGATTTCAGGTTCTGATGTGCAAGTTGCGCCGCAAGAAACAGAAATTACTAGCTATGTGATTGGCGGAGTGAAAAAAGATGTTGATGAAAACACGTTTAAAGGATTTACGCTATAATGGATTGGATAACTTGCCCCTCATGTGATGAGGAATTTAAATTAATCACAGAAAATACCGCTCTGCCTGAATATTGCCCGTATTGTTCTGCAGAACTTAACCTTGAAGATCCATTTGACGAAGAATATGAAGAATAAATAGATCTTTCTCCTGATGGAATGTGATCTATGAATTGGTTATACGAAGACAAAGAATTTACTGAAGTCGAAGATTATTATGGTTTCATATATTTGATTGAAAACTTGGTAAACGGCAGGAAATATATCGGTCGTAAGTATCTAACAAAAGCTGGATACAAAACTGTCAAAGGTAAACGAAAGAAGATTCGCGTAGAGTCCGATTGGCGAGACTACTACGGTTCTTCAACTTCCCTCAAAGAAGACATTGATCACTACGGAAAAGATAACTTTCGTAGAACGATTTTAAGACTCTGTAAGGGTCGCGGAGAATGTAATTACTTCGAAACAAAATACATATTTGATGTAGATGCTATCTTAGATCCTCAATACTATAACAGTTGGGTATCGTGTAAAATTCAAACAAGCCATGTAAAGGCTTTGCTTTTCAACCCCGAACAGGAGAATTTATGAGGTGGGTAAGGTACTAGAACATAAGCATTTGATTGTAAGAGCAGAGCTGAACAATCCTCCGCAGTGCACAGAATCCATTGAAGCATGGATGAAGAAGCTCGTCAATCAAATTGACATGAAAATTTTAATGGGACCATATGCAGTGTATTCTGATATGGTTGGTAATCGTGGTTTGACTGCCGTCACTATTATTGAAACGAGTCATATCGCACTGCATGTTTGGGATGAGTGCGAACCCGCTCTCGCTCAACTCGATGTATATACATGTAGTGCTTTGAATACTCAAGATGTCTTTGAAGCCATGAAAGAATGGGAGCCTACTCAGGTCGAATATAAGTATATTGATAGAGAACATGAACTGTGTACATTAATTGAGAAACGTGTTATATAATGGTATATGAACAATAAAAATGAGGTGTTATAATGGGTAAAAAGAGAACACGTAAGACAGTCACTTCGAAAGGTCAACGTCGTAATATTGTTGCAGGTGTGAAAGAAGTTCGTCAAGCACGAAGTGAAGGCGAAGTTGCTTTTAATAAACTCGAAGCTTGGCGTAAAGGGCAGAATCCGTGGATTACTGTTCCTGGTCCAAGCACAAAGTGTCGCTTGATGAGAGTCAAAGCAAATGCCGTTTGGGGTAATCCAAAAAATCGATCAACAGGTATTTACAGCAAAGTAACAAACGATGGTTAAGAATGTACTGATCTATACGAAAGATAACTGCCCTTATTGTGTACAAGCGAAAAACTTGTTTACAAATAAAGGGCAACAGTATATAGAGAAGAAGATAGGAAAAGATCTGACGCGAGAAGAGTTTCTCGAAAGCTTTCCAGACGTTAGAACGGTTCCTTTCATTATTATTGACACAGAAAAGGTAGGTGGTTATGACAAACTCATTGAATGGTACGATAGACCAGAACGAAACTTCTTGGCGGAATGAATATTTAAAAGGCATTCTCCAAACTGGAATCGTGAATGTTACTTTCGTAAAAAAGGATGGCACAGAACGTAATTTGCGTTGCACTCTGCAGCCTGATCTTCTTCCGGCTCAGACTGATCTTGAAGAAGCTGTGCAAAAGAAGGCTCCAAGTGAAACCTCGCTGGCTGTGTGGGATCTCGAAAATAAAGGATGGCGTTCATTTCGTTATGACTCGATCCTTGGTTTTACAATAGACTGCACACCTGAATGATCTACATGGTCGACATTGATCAGACTATTTGTCTGACTCCTTTTATGGATGGAAAGCATCGTTATGAGCTTTCCATTCCATTTAGGCAGCGTATTGAAGAGATAAATAAACTATACGATCAAGGCCATACTATTAAGTATTGGACTGCTCGTGGTTCAGGATCTGGCATCGACTGGACCGAACTCACTACACAACAACTAAATGACTGGGACTGCAAGTTCCACGAAGTTCGAG